TTTGCTTTTCGGGTTTTGTTCTGGTACAGTTCGGGCTTGTTATCAGCGAAGCGGAGCGGTTTTAAATGAGTCGATCATCTGTAAAAGAACACTTAAGCGAACAAAGGATAATTAATCCTCTAACTGCAACTAAGGGATTAACACACAAGCAAAAGAAGTTTGTTCAAGAGATTACTCTAGGAGAATGCACGGGTTCGGAAGCATACCGCAGAGCATATAAGAGCAAGGGAAACCCAAGAACTGTATCAGTGAAGGCAAGTAAATTGAAGGCTCAAGATAATATCCAATCTGCAATTAATGCAATAGAAGCATCAAAGGAGGCTTTGAAATATTACGACTCTGAATCTCTACGGGCTTTGAGCGTGCAGACAATGGTAGAACTGCTACTAAACCCCGATACATCCCCGGCGATCAAGCTACAAGCGAGTAAGACAATCGGCACAATGACGGAAGTCTCGCTATTCACGCACCGCACGGAATCCAAGGTAATTCACTCAAGCGAAAACATCAGGGGTAAGATACTGGCGGAGATACAAACGCTAATGAATGCACAAGCTGAGGACGTAACAACCAAGGATGTTGAATCATTACTCACGGAGCTTCAGCCACAATCAACCGGGCACACGCAAAGCGATTACCAGGGCGACGGCTCGGCTCAAGGCGACGGCGAACCGGGCGACCCCCACCCGCACCCGACCCCCCCAAATCAGTCAGCGGAGTCCCATGTACTCCAGCATACTATTCCACTCCCTCTATCACCAGAGGATGACCCCCTTGGTCTTAAACCTACACACACCGAAAAAAATATATAAAAATTTTTGATGCAAAGCAATACTTTATCATTCGTTAAAAGCAAAACGACAGCGGAAGTTAATACTTTTTTAGGGGGTCACACTAAACGTTGTGCGTCACCCCCCACGAAAGTATTAAATCCTAAAATGATAAGTAAACGAAAGGATCTAAATTACGAAGAGTGTTTAGAACTTAAGATGACAAAGAACCAAGCAAACGTATTTATATTTATTGATGAGTATTGGAAGAAGTATGGATATGGCCCGACGGTGCGGGAGGTGATGGAGTACAGGAATAGTAGGAGTTTGGGGAGTACGCATGAAATAATAGGGCGGCTGATAAAGCTTGGCGTATTGAAGAAGATGAAGGGGATGGAGAGGAGTGTCAGGCCAGTGTATATAAACTTTAGGAAATTAGATGTCGCAGATTGAAGAGTTGTTGTCTAAGTTGCCTGTGAATGAGCAGGAGAAATTTTTAAAGCAGATGACGCAGTATAAGGAAGCGTTGACGAGGGAGAAGTGTCAGGCTAATTTTTTAGAGTATGTAAAATTTATGTGGCCTGGGTTTGTGCACGGAAGACACCACGCTGTGATGGCTAAGAAATTTGAGGAGGTGGTGCATGGCAATCTTAAACGTCTTATTATCAATATGGCTCCTCGGCATACTAAGTCTGAGTTTGCAAGCTATCTTTTGCCGTCTTGGTTCTTGGGGAATTATCCTGATAAGAAAGTTATACAGTCTAGTAACACTGCGGACTTGGCGGTGGGGTTTGGTCGTAAGGTTAGGAATCTTGTTGATAGCGAGCAGTACGATTCTATCTTTCCTGGCATAGCGCTTGCGGCGGACAGCAAGGCTGCGGGTAAATGGAATACAAATGCGCAAGGTGAATATATAGCGATTGGTGTGGGCGGTACGATGACGGGTAAGGGTGCGGACTTGATGATCATTGATGACCCTCACTCGGAACAGGAAGCGAGACTTGCCCAGGGTGATCCAACTGTTTTTGATTCCGTGTTTGAATGGTATACGTCTGGGCCTCGTCAGCGTTTACAACCAGGGGGAAGGATAGTGATCGTGATGACCCGTTGGTCGGATAAAGATTTGACGGGAAAGATATTAAGAAATGCGGCGGGGGAGGATTGGGAGGTAATTGAGTTACCTGCGATTATGCCGTCAGGTAATCCGCTATGGCCTGAGTTTTGGCCGCTCAAAGAATTGATGTCGGTCAAGGAAGAGATTGGTGTTTATAAATGGAACGCCCAGTATCAGCAGCAGCCGACTGGTGAAGAGGGTGCGATTATTAAGCGGGAGTCGTGGAAGAGATGGAAGAGTGAGATGCCGCCTCCTTGTGATTTTATTATTCAGAGTTGGGATACGGCGTTTACAAAATCTGAGCGGGCGGACTATTCTGCGTGTACGACTTGGGGTGTGTTTAGTTTAAATGAAGACCCAACAGATAAGCATATTATTCTCCTTGATGCGTATAGAGATAAGTTGGAATTTCCTGCACTGAAGAAAGCGGCGTTAGAGGGATATAAAGAATGGCAACCTGATGCGTTTATTGTTGAGGCTAAAGCGGCGGGTGCGCCACTGGTGTTTGAATTAAGGTCTATGGGAATACCTGTATCGGAGTACACTCCTACTCGTGGCAATGATAAATTTGTACGTTTAAATAGCGTGGCTGATTTATTTAATTCAGGAAAAGTGTGGGCACCTGATAAGAGATGGGCTGATGATTTGATTGAAGAGATGGCAAGGTTTCCAAATGCGGAGCATGATGACTATGTAGATAGTTCAAGTCAGGCGTTGATCAGGTTTAGGCAGGGTGGGTTCTTAAGACTTCCAAGTGATGAGGAAGATGAACCTAAATATTTCAGACGCAAGAAGGCGTATTACTAGGAGTGAATATGAAGCGTAGAAGTTTTTTACAAACAATTGGTGCGGGCGCAATCACACTGGCTGCGCCAGTTGTGCATTCTGGCACTGGCTGGGGTGGGCCTACTTGCGCAAGAAGTTTGACCGAATGGATGGAGTCAAAATTTTATTGTGTCATGGGTGAACCCACGGCATTTATGGACTTGCCAAGGCATGATGCAAATAAGTTTTTTACAGATGCTTCATTGAAAGCTTTAGATTCTGCTGGAGATGCGCAGGTAATTAGAATTTCATACGACACCTTGGCTTATGCGGTAGAAGGATATACAGCCAAAGAAGCCGAAGCAATGCTGGCAAAAAATTTCTATGAAGGTTTTAAAGAGCTGGATGAAAACGATAGAAAACAAATCGTATGGAGAGTTAAACCTCAATTTGCATCCGACTACGTTCGTGAATGGGGAGATACATATTTAACTTCTGAGCAATTGGAAGATAGATCTTATAGCGACATAAAGGCAGATAATTTAGAAATACCAGAAGGTGTTCAATATGATTTTAACACTAACAGTTATAAGTATGTAAAAAAATCTTATTATCTTCACAAGATGAGAATGAGATTGGCTATGCCAGAAGTAAATTTTGAAAAAATAAACGCTTATAAATTAGAGGGCGAGCAGCCTACAAGGATTTAATATGTTAGATAAAGCATTGTATTCAAATGTACCTCAACTCAATACGGTTGAGCCTGATATAGAAATTGAAGTAGAAGATCCAGAAGATGTGAAGGTTGGCATTGGTGGAATTGAAATTGATCTAATGCCGCACCATGAACTGTCGGATGACTTTGATGCAAACTTGGCTGAAGAGATGGATGAGGGTGAACTCCAATCTTTGGCTGGCAAGTTGATAGAAGAAGTGGATGAGGATGTCCATTCCCGCAAGGACTGGGCTGAAACATATGTCAAAGGTCTTGAAGTATTGGGGATGAAATATGAAGAAAGAACGGAACCTTGGAACGGCGCTTGTGGTGTATTTAGCACGGTGCTCACAGAAGCTGCCATTCGTTTCCAAGCAGAAACGATTACTGAAACGTTTCCTGCGGCTGGCCCAGTAAAGACTGAAATCATGGGGGCGATAGATCGCCTCAAGATGGAAGCGTCCATGCGGGTTCAAAACCACATGAACTATTACCTGGTAGAGAAAATGCCAGAGTATCGACCAGAGCATGAAAGGCTTTTGCTTAATCTAGGATTGATTGGATCTGCGTTTAAAAAAGTTTATCCAGACTTAAATCTGGGTAGACCTGTGTCTATGTATGTAGGCGCAGAAGATTTGATCATGCCATACGGATCAAGCGGGGTGATGCACTGCGAACGGGTCACTCATTTGATGAGAAAGACCAAAAACGAAATCCATAAACTACAGGTTGCAGGGTTTTACAGGGATATAGAGCTGGGTGAACCCATGCATATACCCACGGATATCGAAAAGAAGAAGGCGGATGAGTCTGGATACTCTATAACGGATGACGATAGATACCACTTGGCTGAAATTCATGTGGATTGTGTTATGCCAGGGGACGAGGATGAGGACGAAATACCAAAACCTTATGTCATTACGATAGAAAGAGGGTCGAGAAAGGTACTTTCTATCCGTAGAAACTGGGAAAAGGGCGATAAAAAGTTCCTTAAACGTCAACATTTCATTCAATACACCTATATTCCTGGGTTTGGAGCGTACGGATTTGGTTTAATTCACCTGATTGGTGGTTATGCCAGGGCTGGAACGATGATTATTCGCCAATTGGTGGACGCAGGATCACTTGCTAACTTACCTGGCGGTCTAAAAGCTAGGGGTTTGCGTGTAAAAGGGGACGATACACCGATTGCTCCAGGGGAATTCAGAGATGTAGACGTTCCTGGTGGGTCAATCAAAGACAACATTATGACTTTGCCTTATAAAGAGCCAAGTCAAGTGTTGGCTACGCTACTTGCTACGATTACTGACGAGGCAAGGAAGCTTGGATCAATTGCTGACATGAATATCAGCGATATGTCGGCCAATGCTCCAGTAGGAACTACGCTTGCTCTATTAGAGAGACAGCTTAAGACCATGAGTGCGGTACAGGCCAGGGTTCATTACTCTATGAAGCAGGAATTCAAACTGCTCAAGCCAATGATCCGTGACTTTGCACCAGAAGATTATGAATATGATCCAGAGAAGGCGGATAAAAGCGCAAAGCAAAGCGATTATGATTTGGTTGAAGTCATACCCGTCAGCGATCCTAACAGTTCTACGATGGCGCAAAGGCTTATGCAGTACCAAGCTGCAATGCAGATGGCACAACAAGCGCCCCAAATTTATAATCTTCCCAAGTTACATAGACAGATGTTAGATGTAATTGGAATACCGAACGCCGAGGACATTGTTCCAACTGAAGACGATCAAAAACCAAGAGATCCAATCTCAGAGAACATGGCTTTCTTAAAAGGAAAACCTACCAAGGCGTTTATGTATCAAGATCACGATGCGCATATTGCGGTTCACCAAGCGATGATGCAAGATCCTTTGCTTCAGGCGCAGGTTGGTCAAAGTCCTATGGGGCAACAGATGCAGTCCGCAATCATGGCGCATATATCTGAACACTTGGCTTTCCAATATAGGAATAAGATTCAACAACAACTTGGTGCTATGTTGCCTGATCCAGATGTTGATATGCCTAAAGAGTTGGAAGTACAGATATCTCAGCTCACTGCACAAGCGGCGCAACAGGTTCTTGCACAAAGCAAAGGACAAGCGGCACAACAACAAGCGGCCCAACAAGCTCAAGATCCTTTGGTACAAATGCAACAAAAAGAATTGCAGATTGCACAAATGGATGCACAGACCAGAGCGCAAAAAGTACAGGGTGATTTACAAATCAAACAGGCTGAGTTGCAGATCAAAGCACAACAAGCTCAACAAAAAGCTGGGCCTAATCCTGCGATTGAAGAGCACGCAAAGATTGCTGAGACACAACAGAATCTTCAAACCACTGCGCAACAGCATGAGCAAAGCTTAGCTCAACAAGAGCAACAGCATCAACTTAACTTAAGGATGTTGCAGCAAAAGCATGAGCAGAGTTTGGCTGAGCAACAACAGATGGCTCGCATGAGAGCGTCTCAAGAAATGCAGCGTATGCAAATTGCGGCAGATTCCGCCAAGCAGATGGATGAGATTCGTAAACGTCAAGCAGAGCAACAGGCTAAACAACCTAAGAAGCCTGAACCAAAGAAAGGTGAATGATGGAAGCAAAAATACTTGAACATCTATTGGTAAAGATCAAACAGATTGAAGATCAATATGCAGTTGCATTGTCTGGCAAAAGTGCCAGGGACTATGCCGAGTATTCTGAAATGTGTGGTGTTTTCAAGGGCTTGTCCCTTTGCAAAGGCGAGATAGACACCATGATGAGACGTTTCAAAGAAGACGAAGACAACGAATAACGAAGTGAACCGATATGGCGGGGGCGTATCGGTAAGCTATTTTGTAGCCCCCTGCGGAGGAAAATTATGGACTTTAATGTTCAAGCCGTAGACTTGTCTGGCATTCTTAATAAGAAAGCGGAGGACAAAGCTACTCAACTTCCCGAACCTAAAACGTTTCATTTGCTGACGGTATTGCCTGAAGTGGATGAGAAGTTTGAAGGAGAAGGCGAGTTGGTTAAAGCATCACAGACCATGCACTTTGAAGAGGTACTGACACCAGTATTATTTGTAGTGAAGATGGGGCCTGATGCATACAAAGATGCAACCAGATTCCCATCTGGGCCATCATGCAAAGTCGGTGATTTTGTTATTGTCCGTCCCAATACTGGTACACGGATCAAGATACACGGCAAAGAATTTCGCTTGATCAAAGACGATCAAGTTGAGGCTATTGTGCAAGACCCCCGTGGTATTCAACGAGCAGCATAAGGAAAAACTATGTCAACAGAAAAAAGAACATTTCAATTTCCTGATGAGGTGGATAGCAAGGTCGAAGTGGAGGAGACTCCAGAACTTGAGATCATTGACGATACACCTGAACCAGATCGTGGTCGCAAGCCCGCAGACGAACCGCCCAAAGAATTTTCTGATGATGAGTTGGAAACATACAACGAATCAGTCAAGAAAAGAATTAAACATTTCACCAAGGGATATCACGATGAACGCCGTGCAAAAGAAGCGGCTTATCGTGAACGTGAGGAAGCTTTAAAGCTAGCTCAGTCCGTTGTTGAAGAAAACAAAAAGCTCAAAGGCTCCTTGAATCAAGGGCAGACTGCTCTCTTAGAACAGGCCAAAAAGGTTGTGGACAACGAGATCCAAACTGCCAAAAATAAGTACAAAGCTGCTTATGAGACGGGGGATGCAGAGGCTTTGGCTGAGGCACAAAGTGAACTAACTGCCGTTACGATTAAGGCAGAAAGGTTACATAATTTTAAGCCTACCCCTTTACAAGAGGAAAAGAATGAGGTACAAACGCAGGTAACGCAACCAGCGCAGCTAGACCGAAAGGCGGAGGCCTGGAAAGATAAGAATCCTTGGTTCGGCTCAGATCGGCGCATGACCAGTTATGCGCTTGCCATACACGAGGAACTCACGCAAGATGAGCGCTTAAATCCATCGAGCGAAGAGTATTACCGAAGAATTGATTCCGAAATGCGTACTAGGTTCCCAGATGCTTTTGATAGCGATACTGAAGTGGATGCATCTCCTCCACCCAAGAAGTCGATAGTAGCACCTGCGTCTAGGAGTACAGCGTCTAAAAAAATCGTACTAACCCAGAGTCAGGTAAATATCGCCAAGCGGCTTGGTGTCTCATTAGAGGACTATGCCCGTCAGGTTGCTAAAGAAAGAAAAGGAGCTTAATCATGTCAGAACAAAATCGTAAACCAAGAGAAGTCGAAACTCGTGCAGCTTTCCAACGTCCAGATGCATGGAAGCCACCTGAGCAGTTACCAATGCCTGATCCACGACCAGGTTGGGAACACAGGTACATCCGCATCAGCATGGTTGGTCAAGCAGATCCTAAGAATATTTCTATGAGACTTCGTGAAGGTTATGAGCCTTGCAAGTCTGAAGATTATCCTGAGTTGATGATGCATGAAGTTCAAGATGGACGATTTAAAGGTGGCATTGAAGTCGGTGGATTATTGCTTTGCAGAATCCCTGCTGAGTTTGTTAAGCAAGCGCAGGAATACTACGCTAACCAAAACAAAGCTCAAATGGAATCTGTTGACAATACTTTCATGCGCAATAGTGATCCAAGGATGCCTCTGTTTAAAGACAGACGTTCCGAGGTGACATTCGGTAAAAGTTAATTTTTTGGAGATTTAAATGGCATATCCAACAATTCCCGCACCATACGGGTTTAAGCCAGTAAGTCTTATTGGCGGTCAATTTTATGCAGCATCGACAAGACAATTGCCGATTCAGTATAACTTTGGAACCAATATTTACTTTGGCGATATGGTTGCAATTACCCGTGGCTATGTAACTCGTGTAACAATGACTACAGGCGCATCAGCAACAACTGGTGGAGCAGGTTACGGTCAAGTAGGTATCTTCGTGGGTTGTACATTCACAGATCCAGTATCTAAACAAAAACGTTTCAGTCAATATTGGCCCGCCAATACATTGGCTGGTGACGCATTTGCTTACGTTACTGATGATCCAGATGTCCTTTTTAAAGCAGTTGCTACCACAAGTACAACTAGCATTACAGTAGGTTCAATCTCTACACCTATGATTGGTTTGAACTTCTATGGTTCAGACTACTCAGGTTCTACAGCAGCGGTTGGTGGAAACATCAATACTGGTGATTCATATAACGGTATTGCTGTAGCAAGCACGCCATCATATGCAACAACCAGCACATTCCCATTCCGTTTGGTTGACCTAGTTCGTGATACAGCTACTGCTACAACTGCTACTTTAACAAGTGGTGGCGGTGGTACTTCGCTTGTTACTAGCGCATTGCCAGCAGCTTTACCTATTGGTACAGAAGTTGGTTATTTAGCAGCTAACGGTCAATACATTGGAACTGGTTCTTTTGTAGCCGCAACAGCAGCGGCTGGTGCAACTGCCGTTACTCTTAACGCACAAGCAGCAACAGTTAGCTCACCCGCAGGTACATCCTCTACAGGTATTACCATCCCAGCAAACAGTACATTAGTATTTACTCAGTACCCAGAAGGACTCTTTAAGATGAACTTTGGTTTGAATTCTTACTACAATGCTACTGGTACTCAAACCGCTTAATTAAGGAGCAATTAAATGGCTATTTCAAGAGCACAACTATTGAAGGAATTGCTTCCTGGATTAAACGCATTGTTTGGTTTAGAGTATGCAAGATACGGAGAAGAGCACAAAGAGATCTATGAAACAGAAACCTCTGAGCGTTCTTTTGAAGAGGAAACAAAACTGTCTGGTTTCTCAGCAGCACCAGTCAAGGCCGAGGGCACAGCCATCAGCTACGACAATGCGCAAGAGGCATGGACAACTCGCTATAACCACGAGACTATTGCTCTTGGATTCGCAATCACCGAAGAGGCGATTGAGGATAACTTGTACGACAGCTTGTCTGCTCGCTACACCAAGGGTCTTGCCCGTGCTATGGCATACACAAAGCAGGTAAAAGCTGCTGCTCCACTTAATAACGGATTTAACTCCGCTTATGTTGGTGGTGACGGTGTATCTTTGTTTAACTCTTCACACCCATTGGTTAACGGTGGAACAAACTCCAACGCACCATCTACACCTGCTGACTTGAACGAAACAGCGCTTGAAAACGCAGTTATTCAGATCGCAGCTTGGACAGATGAGCGTGGTCTTTTGATCGCCGCTAAGCCCAAGAAGTTGATTGTTCCACCTGCATTACAGTTCGTTGCAACTCGCTTGCTCGAAACTAAATTGCGTGTTGGTACAAACAACAACGACATTAACGCTATCGAGAACAATGGTTCTATCCCAGAAGGATACACAATCAATCACTTCTTGACAGCGCCTAATGCTTGGTTCTTGTTAACCGATGTACCTAACGGTATGAAACACTTTGAAAGAACCCCATTGCAGAATTCAATGGACGGAGATTTTGATACAGGGAACGTTCGCTACAAGAGTAGAGAGCGTTATTCATTCGGGTGGTCTGATCCTCTCGGTATTTACGGAACTTATTGATTTCATTAAAGAAATTAATATTTTCAAAGGGGCTTCGGCCCCTTTTTCTTTGTGTTATAATTTCCAGTATCGTATAACAGGAGTTGATATGGAATACCCAAATAACAGATCGGAAGCAAAGAAAACGGGCGCTACTCATTACTTTACCGGACAGCCATGCAATCGTGGTCATATAGCACTACGCAAAACTAAAGGCACTTGCATTGAATGCATGAAGGAAGACTGGAAGATTGATAATGAGAAGAGGAAAGAAAAGCCAAAGTCTGAGGCGGCAAAAGAAGCTGGTCGCAGGTACTATGAAAAGAATAAAGAAGCGGTAAAGGCTAGGGCTAATGCTAGACCTAAAGAAGAAGTTAACCAATACAAAATAAAACACAAAGCCAATAATCCAGAATATTACAAAGCACTCACCAGCGTTCGTAAAAGGCGGCATAGAAATGCTACTCCGGCTTGGATCACGGCAGAGCAAAAACTGGCTATGCGTGAGATGTATTTACAGGCCCAAAAGTTAACTAAGATTACTGGTGAAAGATATGTGGTGGATCACATCATTCCGCTGATCTCGCCGGACGTTTGCGGCCTCCATGTGCCGTGGAATTTAAGAGTCATTACGCAGGAAGAAAATCTTAAAAAGTCAAACAAACTTCTTGATTAATTTTTGATTTCGTGTATTATCTACGCATCTGGGTGTTTTAACCTTACCACCACTGCCCCAGCAGATGATGCAACAATCGGTAAGGTATCTTTTGCATAAGGAAACTTATAATGGCACGTTCCACCTTTGAAGGCCCAATTCTATCGGGCGATAACCGTTTTGGCGCACAACGTAACGTTGGCCCAGTTTTACTATCACAATCTTGCCTATTAGACTTTTCCAACACTACTGTTGGTACTGCTGGGTACGGTGGAGCATCTGGTATATTTGTTACATCTAACACATTACCTAACTCACAAGCTACTATTTACACACCACAAGCTGGTGCATTTGTAAATACAGGCCCAACAGCGGCAACGGCTCCAACTGCTGATGCATCTGGTACAAACTATCGTGGCGCAGTATTCTTACTGCCCTACCAGTCTTACATCCAGAATATCTTTATTGATAACATTGTTCAACCTACAGACGGTACTCACGCAGTAACATCTATTCAGCCATACATTGCTAATAACTTTGTAACAACTGGTGGAACATACGCTACTGTTGCAGCCATTACAGGTTCAAGCATTGGTCGTTCAACAGCAACATTTACTGCTGCTCAGTACGCTAATGCACAGTCTACATTGCAAGATGTACAGAACTTACAACCTGGTCAGCAACCTACATGGTTCTCACAAGTGGTTGTTAACTTGGCTATGACTGTATCAAGTTTGACTTCTGTTAATGCTGGTAAATTAAACATCATTATTCAGTATGTACAGAATGACCCATCAGTTAACGTTGGTAACGCAACTACCTACCCATACGGTAACTACGACTAATCAGTAGGGGCTACGGCCCCTTTCTTTGGCTTAATTAGGGGTTTATATGGGTTTGTCATTACGCAATTATTTCTTTTCTAAATCAGGCAATGTCAATAGTAATGCTATTGGTTTTGCAAATCAGGGTGTGCAAACTCCTACGATGGATTGGGAAGGTATTGATGGATCAGCGCAGTTCATTGCGCCCCAACGTTTGCGTGACGTTGTTGGTAAGTTAAAGATATCTCAATCTCAAAACATCTATGATGCCGACTTTGAATACGGCGTTCAACCACTGCGTTGGGAAAACGTTATTCAAAACGTATCAGGTCAAGCCTATATAGTTCAGAACCCTGGTCTTGGCGGCGTATCAATGAACATTGGTGGAGGTAATACTCCAGGCGATATCACGATTCGTCAAAGCCGTCCTTACCATAGATACCAGCCAGGTAAGACTTTTTACATGGCATCTAACGTTAACTTTGGTACTTCTGTAACTGGACAGTATCAGCGTGTAGGTATTTTTGATGATTCCAACGGCATATTCTTTATGCAGTATGGAACACCAACGCCAACCAATCCATATGCAATGAACGTAGTAGTTCGTTCTGACTCTGGTGGTTTACCAGTAGATACTGTTTTTTCAGCAGATACATGGAACGGCAACAAACAAATCCGTGATGCATTGGACTGGACTAAGGTTCAAATGATATGGATGGAATACGCATGGTACGGAGCTGGCGCTTTGCGTTGGGGTGTAGTTCTTAACGGCGAGCCTTATATCCTCCACCAAATTGGCGCAGGTAATGGCGCATATACAGGTAGTTCACAAACTACTCCTTGGAGCCGTACAGGTAACTTGCCAGTACGCTATGAGCAAAGAGATACAGGTAGTGCAGTAGCTTCATTAATGACTCACTATGGTGTGTCAGTATTGATTGAAGGATCAATTGATAAACAGCGTGGATTTACCTATTCATATGGTAATAATGCTAAGACTCAAAACCGTTCAGTTCCTGCATCTTCTGTTCGTTATCCTGCAATGTCATTCAGGATGAGAGCAGTTGGATCTGATATTTTTGATCAGACTAATGCGGCTTGTACTGGCGGATCACCACAGACATTAACAATCAGTGCGGCAACTCCCGCC